GCCGACCTCGCCGCCGACCTCGCCGACTCCGCCGCCGACCTCAAGTTCAGACATTAACTGAGGATTGCCTGTCTGCCTTTTCGCAATAATAATAAAAATGCACATTACAATACCGGTAATAACACCAAAAAAAAATGTCATTTTATTTGCTTTTAATTTTTAAATCCACAATTTTCATCACTGGCTGAATAGTTGCGGTAAAATCAAGTTGGAACTCTTCAACGAGTTTTGTGTAGCATTCTTGGAATTTGGCTACTCTTATTTCTTGTTCGGTTTGTTGTTTTTTTTCTTCCGACATTTTGTTTCTAATCTCTTCGATTTTCATAATTTATTTTCACTTAAAAAATTAATCTGTGGATAACTTTTTTAGTTATGTTGTTTTGTGGCTTAAATAAGCCAATAAAATAAGACGAGTGGCTTGCAACGGACCTGCATGATGCCGAGGGCAACATTGTGAATGACCCAATGGATGCAGTGGACACCGATATAGAATGGGATCGGGCATCTGATCTCCATATTGCCGCACTGATTTCCGTGGCTGAAAAACTTATATGAAAATTCAAATTATATCTTGGGATTCCCAATCTATTCTGGCTACCTATCAAGGCAGATTCCTGCCCGAAATACTAGGAGACTTCGCCGATTACCGAGATGTCTGCGAGACAGTGCTAGATGAGATTGACCGATTATACGGACTGACGGCGGGACAGAGAATGGCAATGATGCGATGGCTCACCGACGGACGCACCCCTAATCAACGCAGTCAATTTTTCAAGGAACTTCAAGAAAAGCGGAAAACTCATGGTCGAGAGAAGAAGTCCCATTAGGGGCTTTTTCTTTTTCCAAAGCTGGTGAGATAGGGGTATAACCCCGCCAGCTTTCCTGTTTCTTAACAGCTTCAGCTGCGCTGATACTTCCGCTTTCCGAAATGTAAATAATAATCTTTCATTTTTTATTATCCGATAATAAAAGTTCTATCGATTAATCCTAGCACACTTCTGATTTTTTGTCAAACGAAAAAGTTATACAGATTATTTGCTTTATTTAAGCCAAATTCCAGTCAATTCCCATATAAGGATTTTTATTTCTTCAATTTGTTTTTTCAAACAATTTAAATCTTTTTCAAATTTTGTCATTTTAATTCATCTTTTAAAAGTATCTGATATTTTTTAATCACATATTCCAGATCTTTATTGCTCCAGTATTTATCTTTGGAGTTTTGCAGTTTTTCCACTTCTTCCATTCCTATTTCCCTGATGAGATTGATTGTGTATTGTTTCACAATTCTATCGCCTCCGAAATAATTGCATTGACGGCATTGGATTTTAACATTTTTTGGATTAAAATAATTTTCCTTGTGTTTTCCGTGCCTAAAGTGTCCGGCGTGTATTTCCCCTGAATTTTCAGTATTCATTATTTTACCGCAAGTATAACATCGGCAATATCCTCTCCAATCAGTCGCTATTTTTTTTATATACCCGCTAAATACTTCCCACGCTGTTTTCCAAAGTTGTTTTTTATTTTTCTTTTTTGGTTTTGTTTTCATAGATTAGTAAAAAAATCAGGGACATCTTCGTTATCGAACCACAAAGAAATACACTTATATTTATTTCCTAAGAAAGTAAAGTCTGTTAATTCTGGCACATCATATCCAAGTGGAAAACTCGGCTCAACATCATCTCTTTTTTCGTATTCGTCTTTAAGAACAAGAATATCCTTTTCCGGTTCTTCAGTAAAAATAAAAACGGTTGTGCCTTTAATTATTACTTGTTTAATTTCCATATTTATTTATATTAGATTATAAGGCGATTAGAGGGCGTATGTTTTTATTAGTTCGTAGTTAATTTCAGGTATCAATTCTGGATTTTCAAAGTAGTTTCCTAAAACATAATTTGCAGGTGAGGGGAAAGTGTTGTTTAGTGAATTTCTTTGCACTAGTCTTTCTGCCCCAGCTTTTCTTTTTTTATTGTGCGGTGTCCAGATAATATCATATTGCCCGTCGCTATAAACAACCAGTCCGATTTCCTCGCCTTTTTGCACGATGTCCATTTCGTATATTTCTTTGCCTTTTAAATCATCTATACCGGTGTATTGCATAAGCTCATACTCGTCCCCTCCGCTTCCGTTTTGCAGATTGTAATAAACCCCTTCTCCGTTCGGTCTGAACCATAGTGTGTCGTGGTTGGGGTCTTGCCCCAAAAAACGCATTATTTTTGGCTCTTTGTCCCATGCGCGAAACTTTATCTTTTTCATAATTTTAATTTAATTGATTATTCGCCCCTGAGAGCGTCTTAAATTAGGTTAGTGCGGTTATGTAGCTACCACCCGTGCTTTTCTGTTCGGCGAGGTTAATCGCCTTGTTATAATCCTTAGTAAATGTTCCGATGACAGCTATTGGTTTATTTTTCATATTTTTCAAGTTCTTTTAATCTTTTTAAAAACCATACTTCTATTTTTCCAGTTAAAGCCGACCACGCCGACTCCGCCGCCGACCTCGCCGACTCCGCCGCCGACCTCGCCGACTCCGCCGCCGACCTCGCCGACCACGCCGACCACGCCGCCGCCGCCCACGCCGACCACTCCGCCGTCGACCACGCCGACCACGCCGCCGACCTCGCCGCCGACCTCGCCGACTCCGCCGCCGACCTCGCCGACCACGCCGACCACTCCGCCGTCGACCACGCCGACCACGCCGCCGACCTCACCGCCGACCTCGCCGACTCCGCCGCCGACTCCGCCGTCGACCTCGCCGCCGACTCCGCCGTCGACCTCGCCGCCGACCTCGCCACCGACTCCGCCGCCGACCACGCCGCCCACGCCGACCACTCCGCCGTCGACCACGCCGACCTCGCCGACTCGTTAGCACTCGTCGGCTCAGCTAACCATTTTTTAGCGGCTTCAATTGCTTCTCTCGGGCGCTTATCATCGGGAAAAACTTTCTCAAAATTCTTTAAGCATAATTCGGCTGCATAAATAGAAAGAGCCACGCTATCTTTTTTCTGCCATTTATATGCCTTTAAAATACGCATATCAGTATAAACTTCTTTATTGTCTTGTTTATCGCACTTGCCCTTGACTTCTACCTCCGCCAAAATTTCACCTTGAACAAAAATAAAAGCCTGATTTATTTCCTTGGAACAGTGAAAACCTGAATTGCACATATTAATTTTGTCTTCGCGTTCCCATTTGTCTAACTCCCACTTTTTATCCCCAAAGTTGGACATTAATCCTTCCCTTAAAAATTTCCATCTTGTTTTTTTCATATTGTTTTGTTAAAAATTATTTTTTCATATACTATTCCCTTTAAATTATGTTTTTTAATTCTTCTGATTGCCGAAATGCTATACTTTCCGAGTTTTTTATGGGCGAGTTGCGCCAGCCGTTCTTTGGGGGTGATGTGAATGCAATCCAGCCCAAAAATTAACCGATAGACCTGTTCGGATAATTTATCCTGCCAGTAAGACCACCGTTTAGTTTTAACGATATGAATCATAAATCTAATGTTGATAAATCGCGGTTAGTTTCCACTACCGGCACTCCGAATTTCCACTGGTCAGGAGAAACATACTCGCCAGTATTCGGATCAAAAGACACTTCTATTTTTCCTTCTCCGCCTAAATCTCTGGACTTTGGAATGATGAATTGAGTTTTGTATTTTTCTTTTTCATCCGCGCCTTCTTCCCGATTACGCCAGATATTGATGACGGTTGAGGCGTTTTGCACAATTGAAATTGAATCTTTGAAAGAATCCAGCGTGGGGCGGTTGCCATTTAGTTTTCTATAATGGGCGACAATAATTATCGCGAGGTTAAATTTAATTGCCGCCATACGAAGGCGAATCATTATATGCTCAATGTAGTCCGCCTTAGAGCTTTCTTTGGTCATTAAGTCAAAATAATGGAGATGATCTATCAACACCAGTTTTATTCCAAGCCAAGAAAGTTGTCGCAATCTCTCCTCTAAAACATCAATAGTCGCCATTCCGTCCATTTTTTGAAATTTAGGGTAGTCGCCTTTCATATTTTCATGGGCGCGAGCTACAAATTCTTGGAACTGCGGATCGCCATTAAGTTCTCCCCGCACATAAGCATTCCAAGGGTATTGTTTTTTACTCTCGCTTTTACGAATTTTGCCTATTTCAAAATATAATGCTTTCTTGCCATAATCTTCCAACCGTTCCTCAAGCACGAATACTGCGGTCGGTTTTTTGCATTTGTAGACAATTCCTATAACGAACAGCGACTTACCCACTCCTGATTCCCCGCCAACTAATACCAGTTGCCCCGGGAAAATTCCCGATAGTTTATCATCCAGCCATTGGTAGCCATAACTTATAATCTCTTCTGGTTTAGTCGCCATTAGCTCATCGTAAGCCAAGTGGATTACTTTAGCTTTAGATATTGACTGAATATCTAGAGCTTTTTCTGTTGGTGTTTTCATTTAGTTTTTATTTATTACTTTTAAACAGGTTTCAAGTGTCCATTCCTTAGTTAATTTCATCGCTTTAAGTGTGGCTCTTTTTAATTGATTATCTGAATATTCAGCCAATTCTCTAGCTGACCTTAAATGTCTCTTCATTTCAGTTTCGGCGGCTCTTTTTGTTGGCAGTGATTTTTCCATTTTCCTGTAGCGCATATATTTTCCGATTATAGAAATGTGCCTTTGTTTTGCTAACCGCAAACTTTCTATATATTCAAAAGCATTGAACGGCGCAACAATTTTAATCTCTTTTTCTTTTAAAGGAATAATCTGCGAGCTTTGCTCGCTAGTTTCTTTTGTAATATTATCTTTTGTATCTATATCTATTGTATGTCTCTTTTTGGGTAATGAATTATTATCTTTTTGGGTAATGCCCATTATCTTTTTGGGTAATGTTATCTTTTTGGGTAATGCTTCCCAAGTGTCAAAATCCTTATTAAATCTAAATAAAGTGAATTTATTGTTATCTTTTTGGGTAATAATAATTAGATTCATTTGTTTTAATTTATTTATTGCCCGGCATACAGTTGGTCGTCTTAATCCAGTTCCTACACTGAATTGCGACAAGGATATATTATCGTCTCGCTTTCTAAATCCATAGGTCTTTCTTATAATCAGATCCATAACCTGCCTTGCCTCCCCATTGATTCTGATTCTACATAATGCTTCATAAGTTTCTGTGGCTATTCTTACATAACCATTTTCTAGTTGTGGATTTGCCATTTTATTTTATCCAATTATGTTTTTTCAGATAATTGTAGGTTCTTCTGCCTTCTTTTAATTTTCTCTTTTTGGCAGTAGTAAGACGACTATAAATTAAAGCAAATTTTTCGGGGTCTTCTTTTTCCCCTAAGCGAGATCGCACAAAATTTATTATTTTTTCCGAATGAATTTTTGTGAAGTTATCCTAATGTTTGTGTTTTTCTTTGGGTAAAATTTTATATGCTTCATCCATAAATTTAAAACATTAAAAAACCGCTACCTGCATGAAAAGCGCCACGAAGCGCAACCAGATAGCGGGGTGTTAATTTTCTAAATTGTCTCGTGGTATTTTTCATATTTGTATTCTACTTTATTTTTATTATTCTGTCAAACTCTGATAAGTGGATAACTTTTTTCCGCATTCGACGCAAATTCCCCCTTCCTTAGTTTCAATAATAAGCGTTCCGCAGTTTATTTTAATTGTGATTTATCTCCACATATTTTACACTTTAAACTCCCGTCTTCTTGCTCCGCGTAATCGTGTCCGCTAATATGAATTAAATCCAACCAAAAAGCTGGTCTGCCCGCGGTTCTCAAAATTGTTTTAATGAAACAAATTATTTTCATTCATTTTATATCTTTATTAATCGCTAACTCTCTGTTTCCAGTATATCAGGTTGGCGGAATAAAGGCAATCCTTGACATAAAACCAGACAACTGCTAAAATAAAAATAACATTAAAGGGATTGGCAGAAAATAAATCAACAAAACTTCAACCGCTCAATCCGCCGGCTTTCCAGAGAAAAATTAATTGAAGAAAAGATGCTTCCTAATGGCTCTTTTAAACTAATTCTTACCGAAGAAGGGAGGCGGCAAGCCAAAATACTCAACTTATTGGGTAGTTGCATAAATTTCAAGAAACCGAAAAAATGGGATAGAAAATGGAGGATAGTTCTTTTTGATATTCCGGAGAAAGACAGACTATTCCGCGATATTTTGCGCGAGCATCTTCGCGAGCTTGAATTTTTCAAATTGCAGCACAGTGTTTTTGTTTCTCCGCATCCTTATGAAAAGCCGATTTTGGAATTAATCTCCCTCTATTCCGCCGAACCATATGTGCGGGTGATTATGGCTTCGTATATTGACAACCAGGATAAAATAAAAAATCATTTTTTCAAAAAAACCCAGTAATCACTTTACCCACGGCCGTGGAATTATGATTAAAAATAATTACGTAATTAATTACTTACCTCCTAAAATCAGCGGCGGCGGAACCCCAGAAGCAATCCCGCCAAGGCGGGATCAAAATTCGGCGGCAAAATAACAAATAAAACAATATGAACACCTACAACCAGTATTCACAACTTATCAAACCGACATGGTCTCCACCGAGCTGGCTTTTTGGGCCGGTGTGGACGGCTTTGTATGCGATCATAGCAATGTAGTAAAGAATATATGACAAGATCAGAATATTATCAAAAAAACAAAGAGGTTATTGATGCTAGAAATAAACTATGGAGAAATAAAAATAGAGATAAGGTTCTTGCCATAGCTAAAAAGGGGACAAAGAGATGGATATTTAAAATGAAAAATGAACAACCTGAAAAATACAAACAGTTAAAGAAAAACCAACAAGAACGGCATCATTTCGGCAGGACAAGAGAAGAGTTGTTTGCTTTACTTGGAAATAAGTGCGATATATGCGGGAAAATTGGGAAATTGGACATTCACCATATAGATGGAAAAGGAACAAAATATAAGCACGAAGAAAAAAATAACAATCTCAACAACCTGCAAGTCCTTTGTAAAAAATGCTGCAGGAGAGAAGATGCTAGAAGAATAAATGAAAAAAGAAAAGACATGTGGACACTACATTATTCAGAATGCGTTATTTGTAAAAAAACCGACAGTAAACATGTATCATTTGGAATATGCAATAGATGTTATCAGAAAACACGGAGAAGATATAAGCGAGAATATTGGCGTAAACACTATGGGAAACAGGGTGTGGATAACTCGCCCTTGACAAAATACTAGACAACTGATATACTCAAGGCAACATAAAGTTTCTGCGTCAGTCGCGACCTAGTCGGACTGCCTGAAACAATATCTAACGGGTGAAAATTATAATCAATAATTTTTTCTCGGGTGAAGGAAAAAATAAAAATGCGTAGCAAACAAGGACGGAAAGTTTTTTCAAAAAGTAAGATGGCGTTAGTAATCATATTGACGCTGACAATCGGAATTTCGTTTACCTTCTGCTGGATTGAAAGTCAAAACTGGTATGACTGGCTGAAACAGGGATTGGAATATAGGAACGAAGCGTTGCTCGGAGCGGCGGTTTCGCCTGGCGCTCATGAGGTTTCTGCGATAGAAGTAGAGAACACGGGCGGGGTAAAAACCGCCCCCTCTATTTCAGAAATAGCGGATAAGATTAAAATGCTGGAAAGCGCGAATGGAACGGCTGGACTGGCACTCACTTGTAAAGGTAAAGGACTGGCGAATGATTATGGATTCGCTCCGCCTAATTGCTATCAAGAAGGACAAGACAGGGAATTGGTAGAAAAATGGTTTGAAAGAAAACTGGAAAAGATGCCACTAGAAAACGCCCTCTGCCTGTATAATCTCGGCATCAATCAATCGTCCTGCGAATATCTTAATAATTTTTTAAGTTTATAAAAATGAAAAATGCAATCATAGAAAACCTAATTGACTTCTACATTGTCCGTTCGCTGATTAACTCGGAAGATATTTTGGAATTTTATGACGAAGTAAAAATATATCTTACCCCTTCGGAAATCAGGGAGTATTGGAACGACCAAAAAAAATTAAAAAATAATTATTAACAACCTTAAAAATTATGAAACTAAGAACAGCGGCGGAAATTCAAAACAATTTCAAGGCCGGACTGCAAATTTGTGGAGAAGAAGACGGCGAATTGCAATGGATTGGATCGAAAAAAGAATGGGAAAAATACGAAGAAATGGAAGAAAATAATATAATGGAACGCCCGGAAATTTATGAATAAATTAGACCAAAAAATGTGGGGTTTTGCACCTATTTGGAATGCTGGATTATCAGACATATCCCAAAGACCAATGAAAGTGCGGGATAATATATGGGCTTCTGAACTTGGCAAGGCTCCGATTGATTTGTGGCTAAAAATGAGAGCGATAGAACCAACCAACCCGCCAAACCCTCGCTCAATGCGTAAATTTGAGGCAGGCAATGTTTTTGAATGGATTGTGTCTCTTATACTCAAACGAGCTGGCATTTTACAAGAAAGTCAAAAATGGAGCTCCTATCAGTATCCGGGATTACTGGAAGTAACTGGGAAGGCTGATTTCATTGCCGGCGGTAAACCTGATATTCAAAAATTCGAGCAAGAAATGATTAATCTTGAATTACCGGATGTTTTCAAAAGAAACGGAGAAAAAATCATAAAGTATTTTGCCAATGAATTTCCCGAAGGATTAACTGAAATGCCGTTAGAAATTAAAAGTGTTTCCTCGTTTATATTTGAAGCATTGGAAAAAAACAAGTCCGCTTCAAAAATGCACCGACTACAAACTTTTCATTATTTGAAATCTACGAATAAACCTATCGCCACCATAGTCTATATTTGCCGGGACGATTTAAGAATGATGGAATTTTTAGTCGAAAATCCATCGGAAACTGAAACTGAATATAAAGAATTTATTGAAAAGATTAGCAAATATCATTTAAGCAACGAAAGACCTCCCCTGGAAAAAGCCATTGAGTTTAGCAATGATTTGGGAAAATTCGCTAAAAACTTTAATGTCGCATATAGCGGATACCTCACAATGCTTTACGGATTTAAAGACCAGGCTGAATTTGATGCAAAACATACTCCGATTGTCGCACGCTGGAATAGAGTATTGGCCAGAATCAAAGCCGGCGACAATATAACCGACAAAAACAAAGATGTGATTAAAGAAATAGAAGACGCAGGACATATTTTAAATAATCTAATAATTAATTTCGTCTCTGACGAACAAAAAAATGAAAATAACTAAAAAAGTGTTGCTTTCGGGCAACTGGGCAAAGGTGGGAGAGGACATAATAGATAATGGAACTATAACAATTCAAGACGAAGGGAAAGAAGTTGACGGCGATTACGGGAAAAAAAGAACGGTCTTTTCCATTAAGACCACGAACGGCGACAAGATTATGACTTTTAATCAGACATCGTTAAATAATTTAGTTGATGCTTATGGAGACGACAGCAACCAGTGGATTAACCAAATGGCGAGAACTTACATCGTCAAACAGAAAATTGGCGGCAAACTAAAGAATATCGCTTATATTTGCGGTCTAAACTGGGTTATGCTTGAAGATGGCTCATTTGTCCAAAGTAAGGATAAAAACGCGCCACAAACCAATTCTAGCCCTCTGGGAGCGGAATACGATGATATTCCTATTCCGGAACACGAATAATGCGTCCCATAATTAAATTTCTCGGATCGGTGAATAACGGCAAGTTGATAATGGCCAATGACGAGTTATGGCAGATACATCTCAACTCGCTGGACGGAGAGGTCTATATCACCTGCGAGACAAAAAAAAGAAAACGGAGCTTGAAACAAAACGCTTATTACTGGGGAGTGGCGCTTAAATACATTTCAGATGAAACAGGGTATTCCGTTGACGAAACCCATTCTCTGATGAAAACTTTTTTTATGAAAAAACATTTGGATTTTAGAGGAAAAAGATATACGATTATTCAAAGCACCGCGTCATTAAGCAGTTTGGCTTTTATGGAATATATTGAACAGGTAAAACAATGGGCGGCGGCTGAATTGGCGCTTTCCATTCCTAGTCCTGACGAAATTTATTTATAATCTAATCAATATGAAGAAAGAACATAAAAAATGTATAACTCTTGATGAAGTGTGGGATATGATTTTTGACTGCTATCCTCCCGATATGGAAAATTTTAACACAATGACAAAAGACCAGGCATTTCGGCTTTTCAAAAAGTTCTGGAAAAAACTGGAAGAAAAAACTTATACCCCGCCACAGAAAGAAATACCACAATTCAAAGAAATACCACAATTCAAAGGAACACAGGAAAAATTGAATAATTTAACAATAATTAGGAAAAAGTTGTAATTACTAAAAGATAATAATATGAAAGAAAAAATAAAAGAGAAAATGCTTTACATTCTAAAAAGAATGGAAAATCATATTTCGGGCGAGGATGCTTTATGGATGTTTGCAATGGAAATTAGAGAAGTTTTAAAAAAAGAGTTAAAAAATAAAGAGGAAATTAAGAATATGAAAAATTTATTTCAGCAAATTATCAATTTTTTATTAGGCAGATGCCGGTATTATCACGAATGCGGCAATCCTTTTTCTAGGACTTGTTATAAGCAAGATGAAGCCAGGACTTATTGTGGAATTTATAAGAGCAAATAAACAAAAAACCGCCGAAGCGGTAATTTGCCAAAGATACGGAATCTTCTAAGGGCTAAAATGTAAAATTATTATCCGACTCCATTAAGGGTCGCTTTTTTTATATTGCCTAAATTCCAGTATCCGAGAATTTTATTTTTGTTTTTATTGTCCGATTTTTTCTCCCAATCTGTCAATTGTTTTAATTCCAATGAATCCTCCCAGTATCGTTTCAATCAGGATAGTTTCTTCGTTTCCGATTAAGCCCTTGCTTTTCAAGTAGAAAACTACCGCTCCCACTGTTAACGCCCAAAAACGATTACTTTTTGAAAATTCTAAATTCATATAATTCTATTAATAATTAATCCTCGGCAATCACGATAAGATTTCCCCACCCACCATTTCTAAACCAGGTTCTTTTTTCGTAAATTACCGTTCCATTACAACTTGATTTAAACGGGTAGCCGAAATCCGTATTGCCTCCTCCCATTCCATTAACATCTACTCCTGGATGCCAGCCGTATCCGACCCAATCCAGCCAGCCATATCCGGAGTTCCCCACATCTACTTTTCTACCGAACATTTTTTCAAAATCAACTTTCGGTTCAATATAAAATCTTTGCACTTTATCTTTCGTCCAGTTCCGCACATAGCGGTATAACTCATTTATCGTCAATCCTTCAGAAATTGAAAAGTGAAGATGAGCGTAATACTGTCCATTCCCCGTTCCGACTGTTCCGATCGGCGTGACATATTTTATGACTCTATTGCCTTTCCGGACAAAATTCCTATCCATATGTCCGAATAAGTGATACTTTTTCATAAATTTTTCTTAAAAATTATTCACTACAATAAATTATCTCATTCTGTTTTTCAATACATAATTTTCCGTCTTTTTCTATTATTTTAGTCGTCCAGCCGGCGTCGTATAATTCTTCTTTGGTTGGTTTTATTGGATTATTTTGAGTAGATTGGGGTTCAATTTGGGTAGGTTTGGGTTCACTTTGAGTAGGTTCGGGTAATGTTCGGGGTTCAATTTTAGAAATCACTTTTTGCGTTAGTAAAAGCAACCCGATTAAGGCGAGAATTAAAATTAAAAAAGCAGTTAGCATCAGTTCGAACCATTTTGTTAATCCGCTCGTATATTTTTAATTAAAAAATTAATTTCTTCCCTTAATGCTTGGCGTTTCCGCTTTGCTGGGAAATATTAAATTACTTAATACCGGAGGCGTGTTTTATGGCAGATACAGTTCAATTTTGGGCTTACGCTCCGTCCTTGACCGTTATTTAAACCGTAATCAACGGCACGCCAATGGTCTTGCAACCAATGTATCTTAAAGATGATTGATTAAGTCATCTCGCATCGGCACTTTTTACGCCGACCTCAACGCTCTCCGATATTAAATTATTCAATATTTTTCAACACACAGATAAATTCCTATCAGTATTATTATACCAGTTATCGCTAAACCTAGCAACTTTAATTTACAATCATTTGCCATATTAAAATTTAATAATTAGTTTTTGAGGGAGAAGAAATATCTTCTCCCCTTGATTATTCTTTTACGCATTTGTCGCACTGGATTTCGGATATTTTGATTTGGTCTGCCGTAATTCCGTAAGCCCGAATGAACTTAATGAATTGGTCGTCATTCATCCAAAGCCCGTGCACATTTGCCCGCCGATGTTTCCGGCATACTTGGAAAAAGTGTTTTTTTTCCATTTTACACCTCCTTTATTTATCAAGCCATAATAAAATCGCTCCGATAATTACAATTACTGCTCCGACAACTACCGTCTGCGGAATGAAATATCCTACTCCCAATCCACTTAAAGCGATTCCTGTCCATAGTATTTTACTTGCCATAATTTTCACCTCTTTCCTAGTTATTTTAAACCCGTTTTTTCGAAAATGAAATACAACGCCGCCAAAGCCAAAGCTCCGACGATGGCATAAACCGGCTTTTCTATCCAGTAAGCGGCGTATCTTGTATCCGCCCTTTCCCAAAATCCATCCAATTTTTTTTCCACAGAATCAAAATGAATGTTCATTTGAGTTTGTGTTTCCTCAAATCTTCTTTCAATTTTCGCTTCTACTGTTTTTTGATTGATGCAATGTTCGTCTAACTTTTCCTCAATGTTTTTCAGGTTTTCTTCCATTTTGGCTATTTTAATGTTTATGTTCAAAATCTTATGTCAGTTAATGATAATCTTGGTCTTTCTAACGCTACTTCCAGTTTAATTCCTCCAATGGGATAAGAAGTAATCGTGTCTTTGTAGTCCGCATATCCTGATTTTTTTATTGTTATTTTATGGTTTGAAAAAGTAGTCGGTGTTTCCGCAGTGGTAGCCCATCTTTTCTGGACTAATATCACATAATTTTTTGTCCCTTCCGGTTGAGTTACCGAGATATTCCCGTTAGCGTCCAAAGTCAGACAATCAGGCACTATCCATACCCACGTATTATCTGCGTGAGTAGCGGCGGTTGTGCCGTTATATCCTCTCGTGACCGTTAAGGTATTGGTGCTTATTCCTGTTATTAACATCTGCTCCGCATTGACCCTCATTACATTACCTATCGCAAAATCCATCCCGTCATCCATATCTATCCCTGTTTCAGAAATATCAAGAGCTTCCGCTAAGCGACTTCCAGAATAATAAGACAAACCGTTTGCCCCGCTGGCGTCTTTGAGATAAACTCTAGCGTTTGGTTCGGATTGAATTTGCAAGGAAGTACACAATTCTATCGCTTGCGGATTAGAATTGCTGGCTATTTGAATTACGGGCGAAGCTCCCACATTACAATCAATTAACCGCAGAGTTATAGCCCCAGCCGCGACAGTAGATAAATCAGCTCCGTTAATGTTGTGCGTTTCGCTGTCCCAGATGTCCGCGTTAGGAGTCGCTCCCGCCATTCCCTGCAAAGCAAGATCGCTGTCAAAGATATGGACTTCAGTCGGAGGAGTGGTTAGTTCTGACATTTGGTGAAAAGGAGCGTAAGTTCCAGCCCCGCAATCTGATACCCATACATCCTTTAGAATCACATTATTCGGCGTAGTATTGAAAAAGAACGCGGGACCTTGAAACCCCTTAAGGGACACATTTTTTATTTCGCCTACGGTATTTCTAATGGCTAAACCGTATTCTACGGCACTTGTGGTCCGCCTTATAACTGTTTCAAAAACAGAGTCATAAACATATAATTCTGAGGCGTTGGCGTTTAATTGAATTGCTCCCGTCAACTTGGCGGTTGTGTCGTCAAACAGAAAGTAGCATCCATTTTTCGGACTATCACCCGTAATATCCCCAATTTTCAGATAAATCAAATTACTTGAACTATTAAACATTATCCAGTATTTTCCACTCCCAGTCATACCAGAATTTATTCTGATATGATTGCTTGTATTTTTGAACCAAAAATAAGTAGCATCCCCAATTAGAAGACGGCAATCCCAGATATAAGTATATCGTCCTGCGATTAAGTATCTTGAAACCACACCCCATTGATTTTGATTAACTGTTAAAGTGCCGTCAGCCCAGCCAGTGCAGTCAATATCGGTAATTGTCTTAAAGTATTTAGCGGAGGTATAAGTTCCGTTTCCCGCCGATACATCAATGCTTTCGGTCTGGACGTTGTCCCAAGCATCGGTTCCCGTGATGTCTAAGGTATCTCCCGCCCCTGCCGTGGTTAAATTCAAAACAAAATCTATTTTTAACGCTTTTTTATCGGCGGGCTGTATCTGGGTGGTTAGGGTTATATTGACCGTGCAAGCGGTTGCCGCCTTCAAAGTCAAAGTTCCCGCAATGTCAGCGGCGTAAAGTTTCGCTTCAGTGATTCCATTGACATAACTGTCTCCGTCTCCCGTGTCTTTGACCGCAAGAATTGTTTTAGCCGTATTGGAAAATGTGTAAGCTGCCGCCATATTACATCATCATTAAATACATTATTATTATCATCAGAATGATATGCCCAGTCATTCTTCCTAATCGTATCGCCCAGCCTTCTTCTGGTTTCCTGATAAAAAGAAACCCCTCTATTAATCCTTTTAAATAATTCATAGGTTTTTTATTAGAGTTTTTTTAACTCCTTGATTAAATTATCCAAATCATTGGCATTCGACCCCATCATTGAAAGACGGCTGTCAAGATGATTGAAAATCATATCGAAATCCTCCTGATATTTAGGAAGAATTGACGGCTTTAAACTTAGGAAATATTCTTTTTTCTCATTCATTTCCTTTTCTTTTTGTTTCGCCATCATTAAATTACTTTCCAATTCTTGAAGGTTGATGGTTCTAATCCTTGCTTCCGACACTTCCTCAAATTCATTGTTTGATATTTTTTTGTAAGGCATAGGTTTTTTTAATTATTAAACTTGAGCGATTAAAGTATAATTAATATCATCTCCCGCCGTGGTTGAACCGAAATATACCGATGTCCCGCCTTTGACTTTGATTGATAAGGGAATGTCTTGATTGCCGTAAGTCGCGCTGGGAACGGAAACATTGGCTAAAGAAAATCTGACAGTCCCTACTCCATTTTCAATGGAAGGAAGTAAAATATAATCTCCGGCGGGAGGACTGGCGGGAACAGCATACCAAATGTTGGCCGAAGCCAACGCCACTGTTCCGGCAGAAACGGCGCCCTGAGGAGTTTTTATATTCTTGTTTATATTGTCTAAACTCGTATTGCCGGTATCTTGCTTGGCTTCGGTGGCTAGATCGGATACTCCTAATAATCCTTGTTCTATTTTCATAATTGCCTTAAATTATTATATTTTTTCCTTAAATCATCTGAAATTAACCCGTTTTTTTCCAAATCCCTAAGGTAGGGAATTCTCTGATCGCCCATATCCTTTGTCTTTTTAATCAAAAATTCAGCTCGTTCATCTAGTCCCATACTTAACCAGTCGTCTTCCGTATCTAAACCCTTTTGTCTTGCTAAATCGTTTTTGCGAAGTTGGTTGATTTTGGAAAGTATCGGTTGTCCTTCTTCTTTTTTAACGGTCTTTTTCCATTCAGTGATTTGCTGGGTTCGGTCTTCGGGAGTCAAATCTTTCCATTCTTTGTAAAGTTCTTTAGCTTTGATGACATTTTCAGAGGTAGTAATGCCCTTTGTAGGAATACCCTTAAAATACAAACTTCCCTTAAATCCTTCTCTTGCTTCTTCGTCGGGCAGGTTTTTTATATATTCTTGAATAAATTGTTTCTGTTCATCACTTCCAGTTTCCATTTTTTTGAGTTGTTTAAAAACATCTCCTTTTTCCTTGCCTTTAATTCTTTGTTCAATTTGGTCGGATGGAATACTTTTTAAAAACCTGCTTATAAATGGTTCTTCCTGCGGTCTAGTTTTTCCGACAGAAGCAATAGTATTTATAGTTTTACTTACAAACTTTCCTGCGCCGCCAATTGCTTGTTCAATAGCATATTTTGCATCTGCTGGATTTATATCTATTCTTCGTTCTGATTTTTCAGAAAGCCATTTAGTCATTCCAATTAGCGTTTTTCCAAATTTATTTTCTCCCAACGATGGAAAAAATTGTTCGCTTCTTGGCAATCCTTCCTTCCCTGTCGGTCTTAAACTACCACCGTGCCACGCCTTATTAGTTGCTATGTCAAAAGGAATATCCCCTATTGTTGGAACTACCGCCTGCCCCAGCGTTGTTCCGCCAATGGGATTATATGCCTCTAAAATTGATGCGATTGTTTTTTCTCCAGCTTTTACAATATCACTCTCTACTCCTTTTGAAATATCATAAACTTGGTCAAAGGCCACTTTGATAGGTTTTATTCCCCAAGAGGTAGGAATGGTAATGTAATTAAAAGCTCCTTCTTTTGAAGATGGCAAAACCACAACCAGATTGCTAGTTCGATCCCAATCACTGGCTTTTTCCCTCCAATCGGGGTCAATATTGTCATTCCAACTATTTACCGCCCAAGTCGCTCCTCCTACGGTTGTTAAAACTGCCGCCGCTGTTTTTGGATTTTTCAAGGAACGAATCATTTTTGCCGAACCCTGAATTGAAGCGTTAAAACATATATAAAGAATTTATAATCGGACCGGCTATGCCTTTGCGGTTAAAATTAACTGTCGCTTCTTTGGCAATTTGAGCAGCCCTTGATCGGCTATATCCTTTTTGCAATGCTACTTTATATGCCGATAGACGAGAAGAATCTTCAAAAATTTGATTCCAGTTATCTATTGATTTTATTATTCCCTGAATCGCTTTTCTCGGATTAGAACGATTTACTTTTTTTATAGCCTCAATATCAAGTTCTACATTTTTCCTAGTTGAAAGAGCCATTCCTCCGGTAGTCCCTCCATCTTCTATCATTTGCTTATAAAGATTGGCGCCCTTGCTTTTTCCTCCTCGCATATAATCCATTATATCCCACATTGCCTTTGGAGTTTTAGTTGGAGTTTTTAAAGCTCCCTTAATTCCGATGTCTTTCTGGGCTGACATAAAAACCATATTCTCCTGCATATCTCTAATTAGGTTTGAAAACACAAATTCAGGATTATATCTAGTAGCTAAACCAGAATAAAATCTGGTAAAAGCTCCAGTAATTTTGAAAAATCCAGGCAGTTGTTCCTTATTGATTCCTTGTAATGCTTTGGAAAGTGCATCATCATTTATTTTAAGATAAACTGGTTTTCCATTTTCCCGAATAGTTATTACTAATGGGTCTTTGACTTCTTGTAAAATTGGTTTTCTTATTCCTTCTTTTGCCCAAGTTTCTCCAATGGCTTGGGGTTTTATTTCTTCAAACAAATCTCCAAAAACTTTTTTATTCTCACGAGCAAAATTTAAAACCGACAAACCTACTCTGTTTTTTTCAGCCCGCATAACCGCTTCATCAAGATTAGCGGTGATGTTAGTAAGAATATCCTTAATCTCAAGTTCGCTTCCTTTTGCTCTCTTAAGCCCAGTTCCCTTAATATTAAATCCTCTTCCTCCAGTCAAAAACTCCTTTAAATCATCAACTTCGCCAAGCATTCTTTGAAGCGGAATATGGCTGGGATATTTAGTTTTAAGCGTCTGATAAAGTTCCTTGGTTATAACTTGTCCTTCAAGTAAAGTATCTAGAATCATATCATCAATTTTTCTATAACTCTCGGCAATTCTTTTAATCTCCATTCCGTCCTTTGAACTTTCTATTTCACTAATTATTGCTTTGGATTCTTCAGTTGTAATACCAGTTGCTTTTTCTCCCAATGCTAAATTTCTTTCTGGTGTGTGTTTAGCAATTAAAAATTTATTGACTTTTTCCGTGAGCCGTGCTTCACTTATATCGGGGATGTCCTTTTTTAATTTTTTGGCTGTATTGATAATATCCTTATCTATCATTTTTACTTCTCTCTGTATATTTTTTAGCCTAGTAGCTAATCGTCCGTGAAACAAAGTTTCCGCCAAATAGGGGTCTGCTTCATCGCTTATTTTCACTCCCTCTGTTCGTAAAAGATTTTTAACCTTAGCCATCCTATCCACGAAGTAAGCTCTGGCACGAGTTTTCCAAGTGTTTTTTAACGCATCGGTAATATTTTTATATGAAGAACCATAAAATTCCCGACTGGATGTGGTATTTAATAATCCTTGCGATGGGATTTTTGGCGGTGGAGTTGTTCCTGTCGCTCCAGTTTTCTCCATTTGAGATACCTTCTGATTTATTTTACGAGTAATTCCATCTACTTCTTTAGCCAACTTCTCTTCTCTAGCAACCTGAAGAATACCTTTTTTAGGAGTTATTCCTTCTTTTATGAGAGGGGATTTTTTTGATACATCTTCAATAGAAAGTCCAGGTCTTTGCAAATTTTTTAATAATCCGCTTTTATATTCAAATCCAGTTTTAGGAATTTCTTTTTTAAATATTTTAACTTCTGAAAGTTTAGCCAATCGCTGGGCTTCTTTTTTAATGTCATCGGCAAACATCGGGATTTTACCCATATCCTCATTTTGCTTCATAACATAATCTTCTATTTCCTGGATGCTTTTCCATTTATTGCCGATATTAAATTTAACCGATTTTACTATTTCCTTTCCTTTTACAGGAGTAGTCAAGTCGTGAGCTATATCAGAAAGAGCTTTAATACCGCTTGATTTCATCGCTCCGGTGAAAACTTTTGATATTGTTCCTATATCTCCCGCCGCAAAAATTGTTTCAATAGCTGGATTACCAATAGCTTTCCATAGCGGATCTCCTCTTTTTACTCTCAATTGAGCTTCGGTTTGAAAACTTCCTAATTTACCAAGAGGAGTATTATAATATTTTTCGCTTGCTTTTCCTGTTCTAAAAGTTTCAGGTAGTTCCTTTAACGAAATTCCAAACCTGGCAATATCCCGAACAACCATCTTTGCTGTTTCTTCAATTCCTGTCGGAAGTTCACGAATAAAATCTCTTGCTCTAACTTTTTCGGTTGGTTTAAAATATTCAGTTTTTGCCAGTTCTTCAGAAATAGGAGAAAGTATTTTACCTTGTTTTATATTCTTAGCTGTTTGCAGAATACCGGTGGGGATTTCTCTGATAACATCTCTTGTCCTTAATTGTTTTGTCGGTTGAAAATATTTTTTAGCGTAATCAATCGGGGTAGGATTATCCCGCACAAACCTCATCGCTCTGCCCATCCAAGAGTCATCTTTTTGGACATCTTGAACAGCGGAAGTTATGCTTCCGCCAACCCTGTTTTTTAATGCCGATAATTGATTAAAAAAATTTGCCATAAATTATTTCCAGTCAGATTGTTGCGCAGATTTCTGTTTTTCATAAAAATCAGGAATATACTGATAAATTATATTTTCATCCATATCGGGAAATTTTCTTTTTAACAAATCTTTTGCCCCTTCTCCGGATAGTTTGCCAGTCATTACTAACGAAGATAAGGATGTTATGTAATTACTAAAACTATTTTTATCCGATGTTTTCGCTTGTCCGACATTAAACTGCCTCTGACTTTCCGCAAAAGTCTTTTCTTGATACGCTCTATTGGCCGCAGATTCCTCTTGTTGCAATGCTCTCGCCCTCGCGGATTCAGCCAGTTGAGTTTGTCTGTCCACATTTCCAGTTTCAAATCCAAGTTGGGCTTTTAAGACATCGGCCGCCGATTGTCTTCTTGACTGTAAATCAGCTAGTCTTGTCTGCAATGGGAGGCTTTTAAGCGCCGCTGATTTTTCCAGCGCCGCGCTCTGACCTGTAACGAATCCTTGAGCCATCGGTTCTTGTTCGGCTTTTGCTACGCCTAATTCTTTGGAAGTGATAATGTTTCCAAGTTGGGTTTCTGTGTTAGTTTCATCGGCGGTCGGAGCTATTGTTTCTTGATATTTCCCTTGCAGGGCTTTTAGTTGTGAAGTGTCCACCTTTGGGATACTCAAATCAACCCCAGAAGATGATTTTTGAGTGGTTGCTTTTTTAGTTGTAGTTTTTGCTTTAGTAGTATAAGGCATTGGCAGTCCTGCTTTGATTGCCGCCGCCTCTCGCGCGCTTAAATTACCTCTTGCTTTTTTTGCTTTGCTAGCCATTTTTTTCTTAGTATTGCGTGTAAAGTTGAGTGACAACTTCGACACAAGACTTGTAAATTAGTTATTTTATTATTAGGTTTTAATTAAGTTATTATTTTCAATATCTATTTTATAATCAAGAGGACTTTCAGGTGTAATATCCTCAAATCTCTGCAATAATTCAAATTTATCCATATTGTATTCTATTTTGCCAGTTTTATTTTCTATCCACCCGATTATATACTTTCCGATATTTTCTTTGCCTATCCCGTTATCCACATAACATTCCAGTTGTTTTTCATCGTGAACACGACCATCTATTGTGGCGAAAATTTGTCCGTTTTGTTTGTTGTAAAAAAATATAGCCATATAATTATATTAAAAATTTATTCTAGCAAATTTTCCTTTTGTTAGTGGTATTTTAATCATAAATCTCCTTTATCTAAATAAATAAAATATTGATAATAAAACGTTTCCGATGAACTTCCATATTGTTCAAATCTAATATATAAGTTACCTGTATTGCAATAATGATTTGCGAATGTACCAACGCCCATACCTGCAAAATATAGTGGCGATTCTCTCCAAAATCCTTCACTATTTAATTTTATATAAACCTGCGCAAAAGGAATATACCCCAAAGAATGAGCGACAGTTACAGTTTGAATATCGTCACCTCCAACAGTAATATTTCCACTACCAGATAGTTTTCCTTTTAATAACGAATATTTTGAATTAACTGAAGTATCTAAATCATCACATGTTTTAACATCTCCAGTTTTAGATATTCTAAATCCATAATCAGCCATTTTTTTGTTTAAAAATTATATAATATAACTTATCTCCATTATATAAAAATCTCTGAATACTATTGTTTTGAATAATGGACGTATCATAATTCATATAGCTATTTCCACTAGACCTATAATATACTAATACTGATGGAAAATAACTTAAATTATGAGAAATTGAATATAAATCATCGGCAGTAGATGTTAAAATTCCCTTCTTATTAATTATCTGATTAAAAAATGAACTAGATAAAACACAATCTATATCCGCGCAGGTTTTTACATCATATCCAGACTTGCTTATCCTTATTCCATAATCATTTGAACTCGCTCCACTTGTAGTACTGGTATTTATGTTTTGTTCTGCTACAGTTCTAAAATCATCTAAAAATATATATACTGTAAAATAAACTGTAGCTCCGGTAGTGCCGTCATCAAAAAAACTACTAACATCTATTTCTAATTTATCTGTATATTGTCGGCAATTATTCCAATAATCTTGAGTGAATGAACTAAAATAACTATCGCAAAAAAAATATGTATTTGAGGTTCCTATACTAGAACTTCCATTATATAAAACAATAAATGGAGCTAAATATCCTAAATTATGATTTATTGTTATGGTATTATCTCCTGATGCTGGAATTGTAGTAGAAACAGAATATGTATTAAATATTTTCAAGGTCTGAAACGCCGAACTATATACGAGAAATCTATCCGCGCAGGTTTTTACATCATATCCTTTTTGTGAAACTGCTGCTCCATAATCTCCCATATAATTAAAATAATCCTGTGGCCTTGCCAATTAAAACTCTGTCATTTGTTCCGTCATTAACTATATATCTTTCATTTGGTCCGTCTATTGAAACTTTTGTTCCTAAATTTATTAATCCAGTATTTGATATTTTTATTAAAGCACTTGCATATGTAGTATAATTTCCCCACCACATGTTACCATTTATATCCACATGCCAAGAAGTTGCGTCAGCTCCGCCTATATCTATTGTTGCTGCCGATAATGCTCCCCTAAATATGCCTTGTAAAAATTCAGCGACACCACTGGCATTTAATCCCCAACCCGTTGACCCTGAAATAAAATTTCCGCTCTGTAAATTACCTGATTTTATCCGCATCAGTCCGCTGTAATTCAGCATTGTTTCCACGATTAAATTCCTGATTTGTTCTTCAGTCATACTTGTAGTCGGTGTTGAAATTGTAGGCTGTTTAAGTTCGTCCATTAGTCGTTTGATTCATCCGATTGGATGTCAATTATTATCTCCAGAGGAAAAATTATCGGCAGTTTTACTGACCCTCCCCAACTTAATTCTATGAAAAAATTATTCTGCGGAGTGATTGAGTTGTCGAGAATTGATTGTTGGTCAAAAATTATCTTTCTCGTTCCTGCGGTGAAATTTGTCGTGTTGATCGTGGTGAGTATTTTTGTTGCACTTCCGTCGTCGTAAACCAGTTTTACCACTAATGACATATTCGCCGCCAGTGCCACTCCTAAAGGTATTCTAATCCTATCTATCGTGAATCTTGAACCGACTGTAAACATTTTTGACCGCCAAATAGAATCATAGGCGGATGTCGTAGAAAATTTGTCAAGCGCGTAAGCCGAACCTGTGCCACTTCCGATGACCAATTTTTGGACACTGCTCCCTTGCTGAACATATTTCAAAGCCGTGCAAAGTCCTGACGCCGAAGTTGCGCGAGCGATATTGTGAATTGACTTGGGAAGTCTTGAATTTTTTGAACCATAACTCATCACCGATACGGCCGTTTCGGGGATACTCACAGTTTGTCCCCAGACTATACGAGAACCATTCACATCACAACAACCAGCGAGTGGTGGTAGTCCGTCCTCTAAAAATGCGATTTCCGACACTGAATCCCCTCCGATATACTCTGACAGCCTTACCCCTGCTACGGCGTTCCCTGACCAGATATAGAGCCTACCGTTAGCGTTTGCAAGCGAGGTAGCCAGTGGGTCGGGAAGGTATATCGGTCCTCTATAGAAAGTAAGGGTATTTGTCGGATCCCACAAAAATAAAGCTGATTTCCCTTGGTCAATAGAAGACGAAGAAGTCTGAATCGCCAGAATAGCCACATCTAGTCCCCATGAATCAATATCGGTAATAAACCATCCTTGCGGAAGGTCTAGTGCGTTATAAACCGAAGTATCATTAGTGTCTCCCTCCACCGTTACTTTAGTGGTTTTAATTTTATGCAAAACTCCGGCTCCGTTTATAACATCAGCGAAATACAACGCTCCGTCCGCGTGGGAGTGCATAGGATGATTAGGGATAGAAACGCCTCCAATAGTTGGATAAGTCGTGTTAGCGAGGGCTACTTGGCTTCCTAGTGTCGCTCCTGTCCATACTGTTTGAGTCAAAGACGGACTTCCGTTTAATGGTCCATATCTGGCGACATCTGTCGGAGTGGCAAAATATAGATAATTTTTGTAATAATCCGCCCCATTGCCCGCTCCGCTGGTCGGAGTGGTCAAAAGTGTTTCACTTGCCAAAGAACTATTATAACTGACCACTTTGCCGTCTGACATATAGGCATAAACCAAAGCGTCTTTGATATTGGTAATGAGCCATTTGGGATAACCTGTGATGTTAGCACCGCTAAATTCCTCGTAAACTACCGGAACAAGGCAACCTGACGCTTTGACGGATGAGCCAACTGGCATATCTGGGTCTATTGCTATTGAAGCAAGATAAGAATCATCCGCGCTGAAATATTCAGTAACAGATTGACCTCCTAAAATTGAATTTATCGTTATTTTTTTTTGCATTAACTTGTAGGCTGAAGATAATTATTTGGATTTTTTAACTCAAAATCTTCTGTTGAACACACTGGACTGATTAAACTTGAACCATAATTTTCCATCATAGAATCTTCCATTTCTTTCGCTAGTCCCTTATAAACTGATAATTTAGCAGTATCGGGTTTTATACTTGCGAAGTATGCAACGAGTGCCTGAAAGACTGGTAGAATTTGGATATCCTCGGGTAGAAGTGAAACCTGACCGATAGTATAAGCTCCTGAACCTGCCGAGATTGACAGTCCTTGATATGGAACTTTCAAGGTTAAGGTGGTGGCTGATTCAACTGATTCAATTTCATACCATTCACCGTCGCCTGTATTCGCGGTAGTAGAATCTGTAAATTGTATAAACATTCCAGCCATTTTGACAGTCCAAGTCGTTCCGCTTCCTACAACTGCCGTGCCACCATTAGCGATACTAACAATCATTCCAGTCGTATAATCCGCGATTGAAAGGTCTTTGAGATTCTTGTGATATTGTAGATAAATAGCGTTAGTTGTCGCCGAAGATGGTTTGGGATAAAAACCGATTTGTTTGTCAAAGATAAAACAATATTCTGGAATATTTGAAGTTATCGAAGTCGTGGCGTTGAGATTATCCCATTGCTCTCGGGAAGTTATGAGGATTGGTTGATATTTAGTTGAGCCGATAGTTACGGTAATAGTCTTTAATTTACCGAAGTTTTTAGGCAGTTCATAAAACTGTTGTGAGGCGACAGTGGAAGCATACAAAGACGCTTCAAGAAAGTTGAATTTTTTACTTATTTTCTTTTCAAAGGCGTTCATTAAAGTATCGCCCACGCTTAAATTAGCCGAACTTGAATCGTTTGAGAGTTTTCCGTATAGATTTCTTCTTGAAGTAAAAGTTTGCATTTTTGTTGTCTTTAATTTTTTATTTCCCCCACGCTAGTGAGATTGGGAGGAATATGATTATTGAGATTAGATTTCGTATTCAAATTGAACAAACCACACATCGTTAGTTGCCCAAGTGATTGGCACAGTTGCTGATATTGTCCCTCCTGCTCCTGCGACTGATTTAAGTAAGCAAGTTGTTCCGCTTGAACCGACTGAAGGGATAATTCCATTCATTCCGTTAGCCGTGCCTGAATCGAGATAACCTCCTACACCAGCAGGAATATAATCTGCTGATTCCATATTGGCACTTGCGGCAAAAGGCAGTGTCGGCATAGAAGCAAAACTTGGTGCTCCAGTTAAAACTCCTTTTATTCTACACAAAGCAGTTCTTCCTCTCACCGAAAATCTGCCTGTTAAAGTTGTATTTGTCGGACCGGTTGGTGTGTAAGCGAATGAAGAAGGAAAGCCAATTGGAGTTTCTTGATGAGAATAATAAGGCAAAGTTATTGCGGCGTTGGCTACTACATAATCAGTATTTATAGCGATAGTTAAAAGAGTGTCCGCTACTGCGATTATCACTCCATATTTAACAGTGGTTTGAGTCCATTTGATTTTATCTCCTACTCTGTAAATTGCAGCGGCACCACTCGCAACTGTTATGGTATTTGCGGAAGCATAAGTCCAAGAACTAACAGCACTCCATCCGTCAGAAGTTGAAGATATTGGAGCATAAAGCGTATCAAAATAAGTTTTGAGCGTCGCCTTTAAATTCGCCCAAGTGAGTTTTTTGAGAACACTGGAAACGATTACAGAGAAAAGGTCTGCGTCCACTGGTGTGGTGGCTTCGGCGGCGGCGGTGATTGTCGCTTCTACTGTTATTGCTTTTCCTTTCACTAAATCGGTAGCGTCAGGGATTAGATTATCTTGTTTTATTTTCTGCGTTACGCCTTCCGATACAATAGGAATAATATTAGTGCTTGATACTGATGTAAGTTCGGGTAAATTAGATATTTTTATTCCCATAATTATTGCCAAATAGTATTTATAACACTAACTATTTTTCTAAATCCTGACCAAAATTCAATTAAAATAGTGTTTTCTGTTTCTTGCAATAGCTCACTTCCGTCTTCGCACAATAAAATATCTGTTTCTGAAGTTACTGTTAAATCAGCAGGCCTTGTCCAGCCAGTGTCCACTCCTGATGGTTTTGACCAAAATGTCATACTTTTGCTAAAAATTGTTTAATATCTTCTAATTTTTTATCCGCTTCTTTTTCTTTATTTAAAACTTCTATTTCTCTTTCTGATAATTCAGCCAGTTTCAGCGCGATTTCTTTTTCTCGTTTCTCAATATACCCGTCGATTTCAATCTTTCTTTTTTCGTTTGCTTTGATTTTGACAGTGGATTCTTCCAGTTCTTTTTGTATCTGTTCCACTGCGTCTTTTTTGCTTTCAATCACTTTGTCAATCTGCCCGATATAATCGGATTTCTCTTTGACTGATTTTTCCAGTTCTTCCGTTTTCTCGGTTAAAAACTGCCTGTCCCTGACGAGATGTTCTACCACTCCTTGCTCGGAAATTCTTGTTTTTTTCAGAATATTGACCTCATTTTGATTGATAATCAGCTGAACACGGACTTTTTCAATCTCTCGTTTCAAGTCTTCCGGCAAGTTAATCGGTTGTGAAACATTGGTTATAATCATAATTCGTAAGCTACTACTTTTAGATTAGTGCTATACACTGAAATATCTCCTGTATAGCTTATGGGATTATCCGATGAAGCCGTGCCACCTGTGCCGTCTGAATCGGAAGTTCCTCCATGGATGATCGCGTTGAAACTTGTCGCGGAAGCTCCCGCGCCGAATTTAACAAATATCGGAACCGTGCCGACATTCTGAATAAACCAATATCTTCGGGAAGGATTGGAATCAAAGAGTGTGCCGTTAGAAGTGATAACGACTGAACCTGTTTCCGCTTTGTTGGCTGGTGTTATAATATTCGCGCACATACATTTATTGTTTATTTTTCAATAACTACTAAGTGAGCTGTGGCGGCTTCTTCAATAAATTGGACTGTTGTCTGTCCGGCTGGAATTCCGAAAGTCTTGGATGTGCCGGCAGGAATAAATTCATCAAAATCAGAACTTGAAGCAGTTGCTCCCCACTTTAGGAAAATTCCCTTATCCACAGCAGAAACCTCAATGCGAGATGTCGCTGTATTAAGAGTTATCGATGTAGATGATGAAATTGTGGCGTCATAAGTTTCCTCTATTGCTACTGCGTTTGAGATGTTTGGTATGTATGTCATTTATTTTTTATTAAAAAATTATTGAAAGCCTTAATTTTGACTTCTAAGGCGTTTTCTCTTTTTTCAAGGTCTATTCTGTCCTTATTAAGTTTTCGTTCGTCCTGGGCGAGTTTTAGGCTTCTAGCGTTGAATTCCGCCTCTATCTTTTCCAGTTTGTCTATTTTTTCGTTGATTATCCTCTTTTTGGCGCTTGTTCCGCTTAATTCCATCATTTCCAACTTATCTTCAATTAAAGGTTCAAGGATTCTTTCTCTTTGTTCTTCCAAGTCTTTAATCTCTCCCAATATCTCGGCTTTCTTCTTTTGCATTTCCGCCATAAAAGCCGAGAATTCTTTGATTGCTTGTTTTTTCGCCAAAGGTATTGAATCTTCAAACTCCCTCAATTTAAGAACTTCTTTTTCAAGCGACTGTCTTATTTTTAAAGTCTTATACAAATCAACATCCGAGCGGGATTGTTTTTTTTGCTGGGCAGTTTTTGAATCCAATAGTTTCATTATTTTCCTTCAAAATTATCTTCTGCTTTTTTTGGTCGTCCGGGTTTTTTCTTTGGTGCTTCTGGTGCGGTAATAATTGGCGCGACAACTTCTGCTTTATTCAATTTCTCTATTTCCATTTCAAGTTTTAATGAGCTTTCTGCTGATGTCGTTTCCGCAAGGCACTTATCGTAATATTCCTGATACCTTAAATCGCTCATCAAAAGGTTTTTTCTGTTAATTTCTCTTTGAGCAAGATGTTTCGCGAAATGATGGGCAAGATAATCTTGCAACATTTCTGATTGACCGGCTTTGAAATTATACTCTACATTGTCCCACTTATGTGAGAAGTCTTGATCCGTCCAGTTTGTGAAGCGAATCGCTATTTTTTTAAATTCCATATTTTTAATAGGGTAATTCTGACCCTGATTACGCGGTGGCGAGCCGCTTAATTATCGCCGCTATTTAGTTGAGCCCAATAAACGAATCGAACGCTTGTCTTTTGTTTACAAAACAATTGCTCTGCTATTGAGCTAATCGGGCTTCCCCGACGGGGCTGTTTAAAGGCACAGCCCCAAGCCATAAACCTAATTAGTCAAGCTGTAAGAATATCGGATTGTATTCGGTCGATACTCCTTGAACCATTGCAGTTCCGATAGCTGTCAATCCGGCAGCCAATTCGGTTACGCAACCATCAGTAGTCGTTGAAGCAGAAACACCTTCTCCAATTTCAGCAGGAGATGAATCGTGCAAACAAGATACTGGTCCACGAGTCTGAATCCAACCAAAGTAAGCAGCTGTAATAGCAGTCACTCCAACTCCAACTGAAGCACCAGCCTCTGTTTGAGCGTGGATAACAACTCCATTATATTGGTTTGGAACCAAAGTAACTTCTGAACTTGTTGTCAAAGCAGTTACGATTGGTTCGTTGTCATCGAGAGTGATAACCAATGAAGCGGAAGCGTCAGCAGCAGGATGAGACTTGATAGTGTAGGAATACCCCTCACCATCAGCGTCATTCACTGAAACAATGCCACCTGCATACTGATTAGCGGTAGCAGCAGTATTTCCAAGAGTTACTGTGATTGTCAAAGCTCCAGCGGCAGCAGCGGCAGCGACGGCAATGTTTGTGTGATTAGCAATCATAGCTGGTCCATCTTGCAATTTTCCAGGTACGAGTGCAGTTACTCCGGCTTTTACATATCGGAAAGCTCGTCCGTCAGCAGTGACAATCTTTGTTCCCAAAGCACACTCTTGAACAGAAGAATTCCCTCTGATATTACTAGGCACGGTAACAGCGTTTTGTGTAAATTTTGCCATAATATTTTAGTTAATTAATTATCCAGTTACAGAAACACCAGAAGTATTATGTGTTGGAACAGCTCCATCAATATAAATATTCCTTGATGCTTCTTTCATAACTATGTGCAGAACTGAAGTGCAGTTTTTAAGAATTACTTGTCCTTCAGTTTGTGCGGCGCCGAAACCTACGGCGTGAGCTGGGTCAGCGGCAGCCAGAATACTGTTGAAGAATAGACAATCTTTCATATAGAACATTCTTTCCACATCAGTGGCGTTTGCGCCATAAATATCAACATGTTCAGTACCACCAGCTTTGGTTGCGAATACGCAGTTTTCAACAAAGTTATCACGACATTTCTTGCCAGATAGAGTTGCTGTCAAAAGCATATTAGCGCGGATCGCTCCGTCAGCTACGATATTCGCAGTAGAACCAATGTAACAATCCAACCATTGCGCGCTGTCTCCATTGTTTAGGATTTCAGCAGCACCAGTTTCGTCTAAGTCAGTTGATTTGTACATTTCACATCGTTGGTACACTGAATATTCTCCACCCTCGGCGATACCATAGACAGACGCAGCAACTGTGCTGGAACTATCAAACTTGATACCTTCAAAAGTGTTTCCTACTCCTGTGTTTTGCATAAGAGCAATGTCGGCAGCAACTGTACTGTCGCCCATTGTCAATCTTGTGCGTGCTCCCATTCCAATGCCACCTCTAAGGTCAGTTCCCACGAAATGTGAGCGATTCTTAGTGATTGTAAGCATTGAAGTAGGTGTGTGTGCGGCGTACGCACTCATCAAGACAACATCCTGATTGTTATTTGTCATTGCTGAATTAGCAGCTGCTACAGAAGCGAAAGCCTCATCGGGAGTCTTTCCAGTGCTATTGTCATCCCCCGTCGTAGGATTGACATACCAAACATCGCCATAAACAGTAGCTCCGCCTCCCAAGATTTCCCCTGGAAGAATCTTTGCTCCGTATCGCAACGCCGGTAAAAAATCTCTTACTAACATATTTTTGTTTGCTCTCTCCCGTAGTTTTAAAAACCCGAGGTCAAGAGTTTCTTATTGATTAAATTTTTGTTGACCAAAACTTTTTTGATCTAATTTCTTTGGTTTTTTCTCCTTTGGATATACTTTGCATATATTTCTATACCCCTGTAATTCCTGTCAATTTGCCCATCTTACCTGGGTCCCAAGAAACAAAGTTTCCACCTAATGTAATTTGAGTTACATAAGCTTTTTGATTAACTGGTTTCTTCCAACCATCCCAAGTGAATCCCATACCTTGAAGTTGACCATAGTCATTTCCTTCAGTAACAGATTTGAATTTGAAAGATTCTTCTCCATAAACAGGCAACGCATAGAAGTCGATATATGTTTCATCAAGGAAGAAAAGAACACCTGATGTAGCTTTTCTGTCAGCAACGATATCGAAGTTCTTGTAAGAAAGACCAGTGAATCCTGTTCCGCCTTTTAATCCGTCCTTATAAGCCTGAACATTTTTATTGATTCTTTCTTGTGGTTGCAAAAGTTGTTCATACAGAGACCAAACTGTTCGGTCGCATACTCCAATTGAAGGACCCTGCGCGCCGTCAGCGATAGCGTTGAATAATGTAGCCATCTTAGCTAGGGTCAAAGTTCCGCCGGAAGCTGTATCAGTCGCGTTAAGAGTTGTGTATGTTGCGCGAGTCTGTCCACCATAAGTAGCGGCGACACCTCCGTCATCAACAATGTTAGCAAGTCCGTTAAACAATGAACCTGAACCTGTTGGCGCGGTTGTGCCATCATCTGCGTAAAGTTTCGTTCCAAGGTCATCAGCCATATCGTGCGCGGTTGATTCCATTTCTGCGCTCATCAAGTCAATGATTTTTCCTTCGCTTGCTGCATTGATTGAAAGGTCAGTTACCGGAACAGAAACAGTTTTGTAATAGAATTCAGGAATAAAGCTCAGTTGAATTCTATTGTCGCTAGCGGAAGTATCCAAAAGGTCATACCCTTTGAAATGTCCGCCGGTTGTGTTTTTAGAAACCTTAATAGATTTCTTCATCGTCTCGCCTTTCCAAGTTTTTACTGCTCCCATCAAGCGTTGATACAATACATTTTCTCTTAAAATCGTATCTAAAACTTTTGGTAAGAGCACATCTTGGCTAGTCGTTACGACTCGATTTGTATTAGCCATCGTAATAAATTATTAATTAATTAGCCCCAACCTTTTCCGCGCATATCTTCTGGGGTGAAGTATGCTTTGTTTTGCGGTTCTGCTTTGGATTTTCCGCTGTCATCGACAATTTCCTTGCGAGCTTTGAACTTTTCAGGGTCTTTCTTTTTGAGAACTTCCATAATTTGGTAACCTTTCTTGAAATCTAGGTTTCCCGCGTCATCTGAAGGCTTATAGTCCATCATTACTTTCATCAGTTCGTTTTTATCAAACTTCAAACCTTCATCTTTCAGCGAGTCAACTTGATTATCAATCCAAGTGTTCCATTTTGTGGCAGAGTTTTCTTGCTCTTTTTTCTCGCTCTCAAATTCTTCTCGCAATTCACGCTTTATTTCAGCGCGAGTTTCCTTGTCGTGTTCTTGGTATTTTCCCCAAGCGACTTCGTTGTCTCCATACAACAGTTCCGTAAACCAACTAGGGATTTCTGTTGTCTTGGATTGCGATTCCTTTATTTCGCTGAATTTAGACTCCATATCTTCCCGCATTTTTTCAAGGTCTTCTTTGTATTGGTTTTTCTCCTCTACAAGAGCCTTAAACCGAGGATGTTTGTGAAAAGGAATTTTATCCTCTTCTTCCTGCTCTTTAACTTCACGAGCAGTTTTTTCCTCTTCGGTTTCCTCCTCTGATTTGTTTTCGGTTGGCGATTCCGCGGGAGCTTTCTCCTCTTCCTTTTTGATGTCTTCTAATTTGATTCCATCGGAAGGAATTTCCGCCAGTTCGTCTTTTATGTCCATTTGTGTGAGTTGGGTGAATTCTCTTTGCACCCAATATTTATGCGGTTGGTGAGTTCCGCTTGATTAGCACCTATTTAAAATTTCAGTCAATGCTACTTATTATCCCTCGTTTTGTTTTGGGATTTGAAAAATCTATTCTGTTGCCCTTACTGTCAAAACCTGATTTATATACTGGGACTTTCTTTTTCAATGCTTCCATTTGCATTTTTCTTTTATTCTCATACGGCATTGGCTTGCCTGACATTTTGGCGGTGTATTCTCTTTTTGATAATTTTCCTCGCATATTATTTTTTAGATTTAGATTTTAACTCTAAAGCTCTTTTATGTTCAATTTCGCCTTTTGCCTTTTCTTCTACTGGGTCTGGTGTGGTTATAGCTTGACTGCCCGCCATCGCCTCCTCGTTTATGGTCATCTCCGTTGCGGATTCTTCTACTATCTTCGCTTGATTGGCTAATAACGATGCCTTAGCCGCCTCAGGAAATAAAAGTTGCGGAGCTGTCTGCCAAATATACAATCTTTCTGCTGAACCTTGTGGGTCCGAGAAACCGAGTTTGTCGAAAAGGCTAATTGGGTCCAACAAGTTCTGCTGTCCTAATGTTAAAGCCGTGTTAGCCTCACTGAATTCGTCTTTTGGAAGCAATGAACCTTCTTTTACGCTCACGACTAGTTTACTGTTGAGGTCTGCGGTTGATATGTAAACAAATTCCATAGCCCTGTCTTTTCCGACTATGGAAGCCATATGAGCTTCATCGTAATATACATACATCATTTGAACCCACCAATTAAAGACTTGGTCGCAGAATTGTTCCAGATATTCAGATATTCCACCGCCGATACGAGATGAATCTTGAGCTTTGATAATCTGTTTCCCGCCCAGTGTCTGCTCATTCATTGTCCCTTGTGGGCTTGAACCTCTTACTCCGAAGATGTTTCTAAGCTCTTCACGCGTATCCACGAGATGATTAAACACATCACTAGGCAGTCCTGTCGCTTTTGTTTCGGCTACTGCCGTGCTTGGATTGCCTTGAGCTATCCATAATGAACCTCCTTGCCTGCAAGCCTCCATAGCTGTCGTAGCCTGTTCTTGCGTGAGCCCTGACATCTCGCCGGATATAATCCAGCCCCCATTCATTCCGTCCACATTTTTGTCTATTTGAGCTTGTCGTTTGTTGATGATGTCCTGATTGGCGAGATTCTGTCCTACTAAGGAAGTGTCGTCAAAAGGATGCTTTCCTAAATTAAATATTGAAAGGAACACATAAGGAAACTTCGGATAATTGAAATGGTTTTTTCCAGGTATCATTTTAATCTCGCCTGTCTCGTCTCCGTATTCGTTTATAATCTTCTGTTCTTCGGGGTAATTCCAGTGAGGATTTTTAATCTTTCCTAAAACTACATCAAATAAAGTCCAAAAAGTATATTCTTCAGTCCACCATTCTATGTAATTTACCTTTGAACCTAGTTTTTTACCGACAACTTTATTTATATATTCAGCGCTTTTCGGGAATCTTTTAATAATATCAGACGCTACTTCGCTTTTATATTCGCCGATATACTCGCCATCATACTGCATATCTTCGGTAATCATTCCGTCGGGGTCAAGAATAAGCCTTTGCGGTCGCAGTGCCTTAGTAGATATGTCATTTTCATTGACTGACCAGCTTATTTTAACCACACCCAATAAATACAATGACCAAAACCTACAAACTTTTTTTAACTTTAATTTTATTCTCTGAACATCTGCCTGATAAACCAGCATTGATTGAATCTTTTTTGCCAACTCATCGCCCTCTTTAGTATTATCTCCTCGCACATTCGGCTCTGGATTTCTATTGGTAGCGATTGGCAAGAATGTTTCAACCGCTTCAAAAATGACATTGTCCACAATAGCCCTATCTTCAACTGACGCACTCTTGAATTGTTTTCCCAGCCAGTAGTTTTCATTTTCTTCTTGTTGCTTTTTTACAGCTCCATAATACTTTTCCCATTTTTCAGTCCAAGAGTTTTTCAAGGCGATAAGCTCCTTGTCTTCCATTTCCAGCTTTAGTTCCTCCAACAATTCAAAAGTACCCTCTTGAACCTCTGATTCAATGGACTTGTGCCTGTTGCCACCTGTGAACAGAGAGCGAAAACCGTCAATAACTTTCATAATTTGTTTTCTAAGGGAGGAATACAAATATTTTGCCACTAGGGACTTTATTTGCGAGTATTTTCCTCCATTTTCCTGATTACGAATAATCCAGGTTTTTATATTACTCCCTTAGACGCAAAAAAACGAAAAACTTGAATGTTTTTCGCCTCACGATTTTACGGTCAGCACTATTTAATTACAGCCTAGCATACATTTAATATATTGTCAAATGTGTTTTTTTTCTTCCGGATTTTCTTCAAAAATTCCAGCTTCAACAGTTAATATTTGGTTGCCCATACTGAACGCGTTAAACAATGAACACTTCACAACTTTGGCTGGGTCAATAACTCCTGATTCAAATAAATCTTCCCACTTCCTGGTAATTACATTATACCCCTTATCTTCAGAATATCCCTTAATTACCTCACCAAAATCTTCTTCCCCATTCAATAGTATTTGTTTTAGAGGGGATTTTAAGACTTCTTTTACCAGTCGGCTGGCTTCGCCATATTTATTCATACTTTCGGAGATACGGTATAGCGTCATTCCTCCGCCTTCAACCACTCCATCATCAATGGCAGCCATTACGGCATTCATAGCGTCTTCCAGTTTATATTTCTTCTCTTTTGTTTCTTGCACATTTTCTCCGCCTATCCTCAAGGTAGCTATTCCGTTCTCAAGTTTAGATATAAGTTGTTTTAATTTCAATTTCTCATTCTCGTCAGCGACTTCCATTTGGCTTTTAAGCGCCGCGAGTTTTTCGTTGATTTCTTTTTTATTCTTTCCTGCTGATACGATTGATTCTTTCTTTCCAATACTTACGCTTTTGGCAATACCCAACGAATCCATAGTATATCCATTGGCACTATTATCCGCAATAACCTTAGCACCTGTTATAAGTTCCAGTTCATTCATCTCAATAGTTTTTACTACACAAGTTTGAAAAATTCCTTGCATTTTATTCGCCACTAGAAAACCAACAACTTCATCAGATATTTGCTTGCAGAATAAAACCATTGCTTTTCTTCCTTTTTTTAACATCTCGTCTATTAGTTTTACTAATTCGTGGATAGTTTCAATTCTTTGATCAACCAATAGAACAGGCACATTTCTAAATTCCGCCTTGCCGTTTTCGTTATTGTTGATAAAATAAGGGGTTATATATCCCACACTAACTCTTATTCCGTCCACTACCTCCACTTGAATACCTTTAACTGACGATTCTTCAATGTCATATACCCCATTCTTGCCTATCTTTTTGACTACGCCGACAACTGCTTCGGCTATTTCATCGTCAAGGGATGCGTTTTTAGCTACCTTGTATAGGTCATTACCTGATATTTGTCTCTTTTCCTTATCAATCTTGGCTATGATTTCGTCAATCTTAACTTTGATTGCGTCTCTTAACCCTCTCTGATTATTGGTTTCGATTCTCATCATTTCATTAAGATAGGATTGAAGTAATACAATTGTAGTTGTGGTGCCGTCTCCCACCTCTTCATCGGTCTTATAAGCCGCTAATTTAACCAGCATAGCCCCTGTGTTTTCGATTACATCTTCTAATTCAACCTTTTTAGAAATATTCATCCCGTCGTTGATGACACTGACCTGACTGAAGGCGGCATCTCTGATGATTACATTCTTGCCCTTGCCTCCGAGAGTTACGCGAACTATATCTGCCAACTTATCCACTCCATTTTTAAGTTTTTGTTTTGTGTCTTCTAGTGTGATTTGTTTCATGAATTAAATGTTAAAAATTTCTTTAAAATCAACTCTAACCTTGATGACTGACATTGTTTCAGCCCATACTATGACCCCGTTACGAATCTTAATGACGACATCAACATTGTCCTCATTAGTTTGAGCCGGAAGCAATAAGTCCCTTTGTATTCTCGCTAGTTTTTTGTTTTCATTATTTGTGTCTATCATAATTTTCGCCAATCATACTTTTTTTTATACTTATACTGTCCGAGAGCAAATTTTGCGTCAATAGTTTGGTTGGCATACACAACAGGTGCTTCCTTGATATTAGTTTCATTTCCTCCGATAATTTTATTGTCCATTGAACCGAAGCGACTCATTCCTACTCGCCAATAAATTGTAGCCATAGCCCAGTGATCGTCCCCATTTCTGACCCAAAGCTTCCGTTTAATTTCCATTGTCTTTTGGTCAAATTCTTTTATCCTAGTGAGAGCGTTCCAGTGAATCCAATAATCATACCAATCGTCTTCTTTTCCTTGTAACGAAATTTTGCCATCTATAAATTCATCAACAACTAACTGAATATTTCTGTTCCTATCAGCGATAACAGCCCCATCCTCGTCATTTTTTCCCCACCTGACAAGCTCCTTAGTCTTCCTATCTGAACCGAATGAGCAGAGGAACACTCTACCCGGATACTTGGCGCGCAATTCGCGCGAACCTTTTATGTCTCCTCCTTGATCAATAACCATCACAGCTCTCGGCCACCGCTTCATTAATTGTTCCAGTTCGTCATATTTGGCTATACTTGAATTCAATTCCCCTTTGGAAAAATATGAGTAATAGAATATACCTTGCTCACAACCAACCACATAATGCACATTATTTCCAGTATCGACTCCTATTACTATCCTTTCGTTGTCTTCTGGTGTGATTATAAGCTCCCCTGTTAAGTTCTGCATTAAATGAGCCTTGGTGAGTTTGTTACCACCGCCCACATACGGAAGCCCCAAAACCTTGTTATAGAAGTATTCTTCTGATTTATCTTTGTTATAGGCGATTATTTCCTTTGCTGATACCCATGGAGCTATGAATAGAGGTATCCAATATCCTGAAAACTCTCTATCTTTGTATTTTGCGACCCATCTACCTACTCTTCGTTCTTCGTTAGTCAGTTCTTTGCCACAATATTTACACAAATAAATTCCCCTGTCTATATCAAAACTCTTCGGCCATTCCATAAATTGCTCTTCTTTGCAACCTTGGCAAGTGATGAACCAATGCTTTTGATCTGATTTTTGCCAATATTTATCAATTCCGGTCCCGACTGAACTCGGATGGCTGAAATAATGTTCCCACTTTAGCGCTGAATGCTGTAAACGAGTTGAGTATTGCTCTATCACATCTTGCTTGCAGGCATCCACTTCGTCATAAATATTCCAGTCGCTCGTTACCATGATTGCCGCTTTTTGCGTCCAACTTCCTCGGTAATGAATATAGTTAGTACCTATCTGTTTTTGTTCAACGCTGTCTTTGTCTTTTGTCCATTCCATTAGAATGGGATTTTGGGCGATGATACGGTTGACCTTTGAGCCGACCATTGTGTTCACATCAGAATCAGTCGGAAGAATATATACTGAATCTATTCCTTTATTTTTAACCGCCCATAATGATTTCAGAATTTCGCAAGTTGTCATTCCGATCTGCGCGGCTTTCATTACGCATAACTTTTTTGAAAAATCTTTATAAATGTCAAACAAAAAATAGTGATTGTAAAAGTCTATCGGCGTTCCTTGTTCGTTTTTAATTTCGTATTTGGAAACAAAAGCGAGAATTGATAGCTCTTCTAGCATACACACTATGTCCTTTTAGTTTTTATATCGGCCTTAAATCGCATTTTATTGCGTCGTTTTCGGCTCTTTTAGCATATTCTTCAGTTTTGCTTCGTATTCATCAACTAAGTCTTTACTCTCTTTTAGGTTCTTAATTTTAGTGTTGAGATATAGATTGACTGATTGTTTTTTCTCTGGAGCATAACTTCCTTTAACCTTGTAAGCCATATCTAATCCTTTGCTTATAGCCTGAACGTCTAAACTTTCTTCGCTATCAATGAGTTCTCCTCGCTTAGTAGTTTTTATAATTTTAGGAACAGTTAATAATTCTTTATGTTTTTCGGCTAATAAATCATCTGGAAGATATTCATTTAAAACTTCTTGGTATCCTTTGCTCTCTAAAACAACTTTTGGATTTTCGCATATCCCCTCGCTATATCCTACATTTTCCAATATTTCTCCAGCAGTTTTATTTTGCTTTCCCTCTATTACTTTTACCATTTCTTTTGCTGTCGCTTTTTGTTTAATTGTTGCCACTATAGTATTTTTTATACAACTTATCGTACCTCTGCAAGAAATCACGCCTATGGTCATCTCTGTATCGCTCATTGTTTATCCTTCCGCTATGACGACACTTTCTATAAACTAATTTCGTTTTGCATTCAACACACAAGTCAATTAAAGCTTCAAAACTATCAGTTAAGGTTATACACTTGTGCAGATGTTCGCTCATAGTTCATTAATTCTTTCTCACTAAATTTATCCATAATATTTTTAAAAAATAGCAATTACATCTTTCTCATCCAGAAATACATACTTCGCATCATCCACTTCTACAATGTCTAACGAATAAGATTTAAATAAAACTTTATCGCCTTTTTTTACTTTCTTTACTTCTTTTGCGATCTCTTTCACTGTCCCAACTTCCGCGATTATCTTATCCGTAGAAGTCAAAATTATACCGGACTTTGTCTTGCCGGCGTTTTGAATGGTAATAAGAATTTTATTATTTAAAACTTTCACAAAATATCTTCTAATGGCGTGTCCTTACCCCGACGCTCATTTTCTTTTACCAAATTATCTCTATCTTGTTCTACTTGGCTCCTAGGATTTAGAATAGCAAATCTGACCGCATTGCCTCTCACTGACATATCTACGCCGCCGACCTCGCCGACTCCGCCGCCGACCTCAAGTTCAGACATTAACTGAGGATTGCCTGTCTGCCTTTTCGCAATAATAATAAAAATGCACATTACAATACCGGTAATAACACCAAAAAAAA